TCGATAGCGAACTTCTGCGCCTCTTTGATGGTCTTCGCCGAGACGAACTTCGGCGCTTGCCCCGGTATCTTACCAGTTCCCGGCGTCGGCTTGCGAACGACCTTCGGCGTCTTGCGCACATTTGTCGCACCGTCTAGCACTTGGAGCTGCTTTAGAGAGATCGGATTGCCGTTAGCGTCCACGAAATCATCGAGACTGAGCTTTCCGGCATCGAATAGAGCTGCTCTCTCTTTGCCGAGAACTTGGACGCGGAAATCTTTGGACTGGCCTTTTAGCCATCCGCTATAGGTTCGCTTCGCTGAGACTGGCCCATCCATACTGGCCCGGGTTCCGTCCAGCCCTTCTTCTTGGAATCTGTCCTGTAATACCGGGACGCGTAGAGATCGGCAGTTCCAGTGACGCGGAGTGAATGGCGGCTCTTCGAACCCGAGTATCTTGCCGTCTAGCGCTGCGCAGCCGATCGTCGTGCGACCATCTAGTACTGCCACCCATTCTTCGCCCTTCAGAATATCGTCGTTCGCCTGATTTACTGCCGAGCGAGCTTCCGATGAGATGTGATTGACGCTAGTGCGAACCAGCGTCTCGGCTTGTCGCTTGTGTCGATTGGTAACACTTACAATATCTCTCGTCAGCGATTGAACGGTCGAGCCTTCTACCACTCCGGTCTGGATAACCCGGCGAATCTCGCTTGCTTTATCCCCGGCGAATTGTCGAGCCGCCTGATCTAGCGTGAGATTCTGAACCGTGCTGCCAGCTTTACCGCTGACTGCCAGTTGCATTGGCCGCTGCGTGACTAGCGCTCTGAGCTGCTCGGACGCCGGGAGTGTAACCGCCGCCGCTGCTGCCGTATTCATCGTCCTGACAGCGAACTCGGCTTCATACTCTGCGAAATCCATTGTCTTGGCCGTTAGCTCGGCACTGAGTTTCGTTAGTCCTTCCTGCTGCAACTGAACGATTCGGTTTAGCTTGCGATTGAGCGTGCGACTTTCTGCCAGACTCTTCACGGTCTTGAGCTGGCGAAGAATCTCGGCCTGAGCATCGTCGAGATACTTGACCAGATCCTTCACCTGCCCGCCCGCGTAGCGCTGGACGTATATCTGGTGCTTTATCCCAGCATCCAGCAGATAGTCGTTAGCACTCATTTAGAGCGGCGACTCCTGAGTGATATCCGAGAGAATGTCTTCTGGCGTGCCTTCGGATTGTATCCACCCAGCATCGATGAGACGGCGAACGATGTCGATCTTCGGCATTACACCCGCGTCGCTGCCCTGAATCATTGCCATAATCTCCTGCGGCGCGATGCTGTCCGCATAGAAGTCGTTATTCAGTGAGAATACGATGTCGGCTTCTGTTGGCGAGATGAATGCTCGGCAGTCATAGAGAACTTTAGTAAATGATTCGTCGATATTGCCGACCATCGTATCGAGCATCGAGTTCTCCGAAGTCGCTTGGATGCGAGCCTCTTCTGCTGTTCGCTGCCCGGTCTTCGTAATGATCTTAGCGCCGATCTGAACCATCATCTGCTCTTTGTGGGTCATCTCAGTGCCGATCGCACTAGCTGGCCCCAGTTGTAGCAGTTCTGCTCTTCCGTTCTCAGAGAGCACTAAACCAGCGTTCTCGCCGACCGTAATACCGCCCGGGTTCGCTGACTGGAATGCTTCTGGACTCATATCAGTCGAGACGACCAGAGTACCGCCGCCGTGAACCGAGAGATTGTTCTCCTGATCCGCTGAGTTGCGGAAGTGCCCGATATTCACCCGGGCGATGTCGTACAGAATCGGCTCGTCGATGTCCGGCAGATTGTCCCGGCTTCCGATGAAATGGAACGGGATATAGTCGAACGGCTGACCGCTTGCGCCACGGATTACGATCTCTTCGGTTATTGCTGCGCAGTTCTCGTCGTAGAGCTGCTGCGTATACTGCTGGCTATCGTTGAGTCTGAGAACCCTGTATCGGTCTACATAGTCCCAAGTGAATTCGTCATAATGAACTGGCGAGTTCTCTTTCAGCACTAGCATTCCGAGCTGGCGGCGTCCGTTTAGAATGTGAACGTGCCAGTTGATAATAGACTCGGCAGTGTAGGTCGCAATGTGCGGCTGTAGCCTCATCCTGCGAACCTGCTCCACCGTGAGATCTTCATCGACCATCGGGTAGTCAGCCAGCAGACCGAATCGCCCGGTCTCCATTACTTCGTCCGCAGCGAGCTTCGATACCTGCGTGAGCGACTGCCCAGAGCCGTCGGCGTTCTCCAGCATAAACTCCATGTCTGGCGGCAGCTCGATTCGCGGCGGCAGACGGAATATCGCGCCCTTCAGCCCTTCCCGGGTTCGTCCGGTGTAGTTCGTATATATCGCTTTCTCGACGCGATGATAATACTGGTCTTGCTCTTCGTGCGTGCGTTGCATGATGTAGAGCCGAGCATCTTCGAAACTCAACCCTGTAGCAGCATTGCGAGTCAGCTTCCACTTGTCGACGTTCTTATTGTACTCAGCATGAGTTTCTGAAACTGGCATATATTCACCTATACGCTGAAATTTATTGGGATGTGAGCAACTGGCTTCACAATTGGCATTTCGTAAGCGATCGGATACGTCGCCGCATCGATAGCATGATCTAATCCTGAATTCTTGTCTGGCATTCCGTTCTTGTCGTATGCGAGCTGCTCGAACGATTCTGCCACGCCTGTACATTTTAGCGCATTTATGTATAGCAAACCATTTTCGAACGCTGCGTTCGTAGCCATCACCCGGTCTTTGATTGCCGGGTTCGACTTCTTCGCCCTGACCGAGAACCCTGCTTGCTCGATGAGCGCTATGTCGGACGTGCTGGCGTTTACGGTCTTTCTGGCCCTGCCCGAAGCATCCGGGTATATCGTAACGTGATGGTCGGCGTAACGCTCGCAGATGATTCGAACCATGTCCGGCGTGTCGTACATATCAATAAGTTCGTCTACCGCGTGCCACTCTTCGCCCCGGCGTACATAGACCACGGCGCACTGCTGAGTGACGTTAAAGTCGCAGCCGATGAATAACGGCTCGCCATCTTGAATCTCTTCGTGTGAGTTGCAGTCGTGCCGAGAGTAGCCGCAGTAGACCGTTCCCTGCGTGAGATTGACGAACTGGCCGTCCAGATACGCCGTCAGCAATTGATCCGGGTATATATCCCGCAGCGAGTCAATATATCCATCCGGGAGATGCGGATTCGAATGCGTCGGCGCTTGAATGATCTCGTATCCCGGCTGCGGGTCTTTCTTCCAAGCATCATAGACGAATCGGAAGCCCTCCGGCGTTGTAGTCACGCCTATGGTGTTCGGCTTGCCTGTTGGCTTGGTTTGGCGGTTACGAGCGATAACTTGTCGCCAGACGTGTGATGCGTTGGTCTTCGAGAGCGTATCCAGCTCGTCGATGTCTGCATCCGCGTGTTCGTAACCCACTATTCGATTCGGGTTCTCCATCGAGCGGAAGATAATAGAGCCGCAGCCCTGAATAGTGATCTGATTGATCGGAGTCTTTTGCAGACGGTACGGAAGCCCCATCGCCGTGAGAATCTCTTCGAATCTCGGCCACGCGATTACCCGAATCAGATCGTAAGTCGGCTCATAAAAGCCGCGATTCGTGCCCGGGTTCGAGATCAGTCCGAAGATAGACCGCAGAATAGCCGCTTCAGTCTTACCTGCTCCGAATCCAGCGACGAGCGCCGGGAACCGAGCCTCTGAGACCATGTAGTTGTATTGCGGCAGCGTCGGCTTAATTTGCGCCATCTGGCTTCACAATTTGCAGAGTGATATTGTGATTGCCCTGCTCTTGCTCCGTCTCGCGCCATCCTGCCTGAGTCTTCAGATAGAAGATCGCTGCGGACGTGTTACCGTCTTCGGCTTGCATGATTAGAGACTGGCCCATGCGACTGATCGCTTTAGCCTTTCCCCTTTTATACGCATCAGAAACATCTGGCTGACGACCTTCGATTTCCCTAAGAGTCGTGTCAGAGATGCCCATATGGTCGGCAAGTTGTTTTTTGGATAGCACTGCGGCCAGAGCTTCGACCTGTGCGATTTGAGTGTCATCGAATACGATGAGCGGACGACCACCGCCGTCGCCCTGATTACCTTTCTTCATTTGCAGCCCCGCGCAATGATAGCGACGCCCCAAGCATCGCACCCGCAGAGTATAACACAATCAGAGCTTATAAAATAAATGGCTTCCGATGGCCTGAGTCAGCTCCGCTCCGGCGTGAGACCAGTACGGATTGACCGACTTCGCGTGATAGTGAGTTGCCCCATGTGTTACCGGGACGAATTCACCGTTTAGCGCTTTGCTTGCTACCAATAGAGCAGTTCGCCAAGATTCATGGTCTCTGACCGTCTCCGGCTTGCTGTCGCAGTAGAACGTGAACTGACACTGGTGCTTGATCGGATGCCCGCCCCAGTATCGGCCCTGCTTAACGACCGAGCAGTGATCGTCCGGGAACCGAGAGTCCTGAACCCGGTTCTCGATGACCTCTGCGACCGCTATCAACCCGGCGATTTGCTCTCCCCGGGCTTCGAAGTACACCGCCATTGCGACGCATAGCAGCGGGCTAATCACTTTTCTGCGCCTTCTTTTTGTCTTTTTCCACATTTTCACGCGGTTTTGACTTGCCGAATATCCGGTCGTAATTATCGTCGAACTTCTTCCGGTCTACCTTTCTCGGCTTCGAGCCTTTGCCGCCAGCCCATGATCCGTTGGTCATTCCCCTGCCTCCCCGAATCCTACTTCGAGCCGCGCTCTAGTTAGCTGAATGCGGCGCTTCTTTGACACCCTGAACTGGCCCTTCCAGAGAACGATGTAGTAAATCGCCCGGTCTGTCTTGGCGCACCACTCGGCTTCCTCCAGAGCGTCTTCGAACTTGTCGAATAAAATCATGATAAATACGCCTTTATGATTTCTGCCGCCGCTTGCGGGACGATGGCGTTACCCGCTCCGCGCAATATGCCCACTCGATTGGATATCCCATTAGCCAGAGGGAAAAGCGCGGGTTCAGTTGGGACGGGGCGATACTTTCCATCTTGGCAGTAGATGACTTCTGAGCTTCCCCAGAATAAGGAATCTGGTCTTTTAGATTCGAGCATCCCGCTTTCTGCTTCGCCCGAGCCAGCGCTTCGTCCGATCTCTGCTTCATGTGATCCATCGTGTTGGGAGTTGCCCACGGAACCGTAGCTGCTGCGTTCGGAACCGTATCGCTCGGATTCCCTTTCTTCTCCTGTCGACCGGAACCGGATACTCCTTTCCCATCCCGGGCCGCCGGAGTTGGCCATGCTGACTGAGCCTGTGTGTTCAGTCCCAGACCGCGCTTCCCGTCCGGCTTCCTGACTCCATTCGTGTCGCTTGTCGTTGGAGTCTGCCACGGAACTAGAGACGCCGCTGTCGCCATCGGATTTCCTCCATTGATTCCGCGCTTGTTGTTCGGGTTCTTGCTTGCTCCTCCTGTTGCTGAAGTTGGAGTCGGCCACGAAGAAGAGGCGCTCTCTTTTGTGCGGAGCGCCGATGCCGCCAGCTGGAAGTACGAACGCCCCTGCGGCGTATCCTTCTTTTTCAAAGTCAGCTTGTAGATCGTCGAGCCACCCATATCTGATAGCTGCCGCAACCTGTTCTCCAAAGACCGTTGGAGGCTGGCACTCGCGGATGAGATTAAAGAAGACGGGCCAGAGATGTCGCTCGTCGTCTTTTCCTTTCCCTTTCCCGGCTGTAGAGAATGACTGGCAGGGAGGGCTTCCAGTCCAAACAGGTCGATCTGAACTCCATCCTGCGAACTGTAATGCTCTTGACCATCCACCGATTCCGGCGAAAAAGTGACACTGAGTGAACTCTTTAAGATCTTCTGGTCTGACATCTGCAATGCTCCTGTTATCGACTTCCCCATCTGGAATCAATCCGTCTTTGATTAGCTCTCGCAGCCAATCGGCCGCGAAAGAATCCCACTCGTTGTAATAATTCATGCTTTTGCGAACTCCGTTTCGAAGTCAGCAATCAGCTTGCCGAGCGCCCTGAGTTCCGGCATCTGGACGTTAATGTCTGGCTCCCCGGGCGATTGGTCTATGCCGAGATTATCGTCCCAGAGACGCCATGCGAGATGCTCATACTTGCAGAGAATGCGAGATGCGTTATCTATGAGCCGTTTGCGCAGTTTAAGTATCACTGGCGACTCTTGATAGTATTCGCGGTCGAAAGCGAGCAGATAGAGATCTTTGGCGATCTCAGAGTCTCCGTCGATCGCTTCGTAGAGATAAGAAGTGTCGGAGTAGTCTTCGATGAGCCGAACGGTATTCCTTAGAGCAGAGAGAGATGGGTCGAACTCGCCAAATTGAATGTACTGGTCGACGTTCGATTCGATGTGAGCCTCAATAGCTCGGTTGAGCTTTGCAGTGATTTCCATAATTTCCTCCCGAAAAAAAATTTAGTCTTCAAAATCGCAATTATCTGCGAGCCATTCCAGTCGATCAATTTCCATGTCGTTCGCGTCTTCGTCTTGCTCGTCTTGCCACCGATCCAGATCGGCGTCGAGTGAGTCCCTTTCCATGCTTGTCTCCTTATACCAAAAGTAGCAGATTATTTTTGCGAGCGTAATTTCTATGCTCGTCCGTATCTTCGAACATCTCGGAGTCGAATACCAGTTCTTTGCTGTCTTCGTTCTCTCGCAGAATGCCGACGATTCGAACCTTCTCGTGAACTGGGTTCTCTTCCGAGACTTTGTACAGAAACAGAGAATCGCTTACCGCCCAGACGTTGCCGTCGTCGCCATTAAAGTATTCGATCGTCTTCTTAGATATAAGCGGCTCAAGATTCTGCCACTTAGTTATAAGCTCTATCGGCAACTCCATCGCATTCGGGATTGCTTCCTGTCGATGCGCTGCCTGAGAGAGATTCTTCGCCCTGTAAATCGTTATCGCTTGCATTTGCTTCGCCCCTAATTATCCAGAGTTCATTCATTTTTGAGTTGAGATCTTTGCACGGATCGCAGACGGACGCCCTAACAGGCAAGTGAATGCCGCAGATCGAGCAGTTCCGACCATTATTATGGTATTTCATTCTCAGCCCTCACAACTAATATTCCGATTATACTGAGGCCAACCGAACTTTCCATCTGTCTGAGAAAATAGAGCCGTCATCTCGCAATATAGAGACTCTTCGGTGCTTGCTTCGTCCGCATCTGTAGCGCCCACAATCAAAAGAGCCGTGAATACCAAAAGAATAGCGGCAAGTGCAAGCGTGTTAGCAATAAGATCGCGCTCTGTCATTTATATAATCCCATTTTTGATAGCTTTTGTTAGCTTATTAGAGGGCGTAAAAATACTCCAATGCTTTATCTGTTGGCAAAATGTTTAAGCAGATTGCATCTTTATTTACTATTTCGAGCTTAACAATTTTGTCGAATAATTCGGCTTTCTTGTCTTTATAAAAAGCCGGAATCTTGTAAATACTATATTCGCCTTTCTCATTATTATTGTTAATCATTATTAAGCCCTTTCTGAGAACGCGTTTAAATTCCTTCTCAGAAAGCCATTGGTCTATCAGTTCGCTGAACATAATCTCAAGAGAAAATTTAATGGTTTCGCTCTTGTCCCACGGAACAGGCATTCTCGGCTGAACTGAAACCCACGCGTCAACGCGCTGTTCGATTTCTTTAGAGTTCCAGTCTATGTGATCTGCGCCGCCCCAACCGTCATTACGAACAGTTCCAGACTTAATGCCGTCAACGTAAATTGACGCTTGATAGCAGTATGTTTCTTGTGAAGCAAATTCTGAGTGCTTAATGTTTTTTAGTGTGATTTTCATTTTTGTATCTCCCGATAAGTGTGTTTGTGTTGCTGTCGGGAGTATTTATACCCCAAACAGAACACTTTTGTACAACTTTTTTCACACTTTCGTTCACTGACTTAAAACTTCTTATATTTCGAAGACTTAGCAGCGGCAATTTGCTGCGATTTTATCCAGTTCGCGACCTCCGGGACGATTTCTGCCTTTAAATTTACCGATAAGCCCTTCGGCCAGACGCCGAAACGCTTCTTATATTTGTGCGATGCCCAGCCGTCCTTCCATCCTTTCTGGCGGCAGTGCCGGAGCAGATTCGAATACCACATAGACTTCTCGGCTTTGCTTGGAGCCGCTGGCTTGTCGTCGATCCTGACTAGCATCGTGCTATCTGATTCGAGCCGCTCGGTGATTGTCAGCTCGTATCCGCAAGCGCATCGAAGGCCCATCATGATCTTTTGGCAGCGCGGGCACTCTCTGGTCGAACCGTCGGCTTTTTCTTTTTTCTTGAGTTGATTTTTCTCTGAGAATTTACGGTCGCCATTGTCGAGTTCTTCGACTTCCATCGTGTGAGCGTAACCGAACCTGCCGACGTTTCCGGCGTGATCGAGATAGATCGCATACGTCTTC